GTCGAGTTACACGACTGTGGGTGGAGGACAATTAACCACCATCACACATTTGGCCAGTTTGCGTGGCCATGCACCTGGAACACCCGCCTGGTTGTACTACCCTGTTTTAACAAGAGTCCCATCCGCACCTAAGGGACGCCATTGCGCCTCCCATTCTGGGCCACGGCTCTCGCTATATGAGGATTCCACTCCTACGGGTTACCCAATTTATTCCCGACTTCGCACAAGTCGGCAGTGTTTTCAAACAAATTTTACCTCACGGATCGATTCAAACCTAATAAATGCCTATAGCTGCTGAATACCCAAACCCATTATTAAACGCAGTGGCGGAGATACGGGTTAGCACTAATTGCGACTTTTCAATATCTACCATCGCGACTGTGCCAACAGTTAAACTAAGTTGGCCATCATTAGCGGTGATCCTACAAGACATTATGTTCATGTTCCAATGAGATGTGCTATCAATAGCATTCCCAGCAGAAGAGCCTGTACCACCATGAATAGTAAAGCCGGTGGTTGCCCCAAGAGCCGCAGCATTATACGCGTAGAAATGCGCGGTATAATACCCTTGCGGTATATTTAGTTTCAGAACATTATCTGTCGTGCTGGGGTCAACCGTACACAAAACGGGCCCAACAATCTTCATTACCGCTGAAGTAAAGGGTACATTTATAGTGGAAAACATCTGCGATGTGTATATTGCCTGTTGTGGGTCTAACAGTTCAACGCTGTATTCAACAATGACGTCACAAATCGCTGAACTGGTTGCTACAATAGCATCAGACATAAAGATAATTTGGCCAATGTCAATCAATTTCGAATCAGTGGCGGTATGAGAATTAACAAACCTTGGTTTACTATCACAAGGAATATCCAAAGAAATGGTGTCCCACGGGGCACATTCTGCATGATAAGTTAAAGAGAAAAATTCATTTCTATCAGACGGTGGGGGATCAGTAGAATCTATGTCATAACCAATGCCCATGCGACCCCCAATGGAAGTTGGCTGGGAGGACACCAGTGTGAACCTTAAACGACGCATCACATATTTGTCGAAATTGCAAGCCAAAGCGCTCAACCAAGGGAATGTCCCAAACTTCCCAGGATTAATGACAAAAGTATTGGTGGAGAAATTAAGGGTACTTCCCGATGATATGATCTGCCCGATCATTTCACGATGGGTAATATTAACACCACCAACCTTGCCAACATTCATCTTTGGTTTGGACTTCATGGCTACACGACGGGATATTGAAACGGGAGCAGAACGGGCAGTAACGGCCGTACCAAAAACGGGCGTTACAGCACTACGTGACTGTTGAGTAGAAACGGTACGTACAGGTGGTATCTGCCTCCGCTTAGGAGCTTGATTTCTCCCCATTATCTTATCTCCGACGTATGTAACTGCTTGCTCTCCTGCTTTATACGCTCTATCAACGAGATTATCAACCAAACGATTACCTTGTTGGATCAGAAACTTCTCTGCCCTATTGGGTGCGTGTCTAGTGCGCAAATTAGGGGATTGTTGGTATTCGTCTCGAAGTGTGTACTGGTGATAGGGGACAATAGCAGAAGAAGATGGGTGAGTGATACGATGTGGTTCCCTATAAATTACTGGTTCTGAACTTGGCTGTGAAGATGTCAAGCGCAAATTACTCATAGATTCATCAACGGGTGCAGGCAAAACTCTTGATGCACCAAGCGGAGCCCGAGTGGTGGCAGATGTATCTGCTTTCTGGGTTTTAGTTTTATAAAGGGCTGCGTTTTGGGACAAACGAGTATCGGCCTCAGAATGGAAATTAGTCCAATCAGATGTGCGCTGTTTAGAATTATCGGTTGTTTTATTTTGTAGATTAGAATAAACACCGTTAGTTGTATCGATTAAGATATTGAAAGGATCCAGATTGTATGGGATCCCGCATGATAACGGGACTGTTCAACGACCGTCCTGTGGGTTTTCGTGCAGTCTCTTGGCTGTTATATTAGCCCATCAAATTGGTTTTGAAAACTTAAGGTCGTCCCCATGTGAGGTGCTTGTTAATCATGCCGGGCGCAAATCGGCATGATGAGCAGGGTCTGTGTTTAAAAAATGACACGAGGACCATACCCCCCCAGGTGGGGTTTGATGCTCATGCTGGCATAGTGCTCTTCCAGGCATAATTGTTCATCTGGACTAATGCCAAACGCCCAGTAGAAAGAGGCTCGCGCGGCTGGTGTGATAATGCCGTATTTGCGATCCATCCCCTTTCCCATTTGCATAACATTCCAAGGAAGCAAATCCTCAGATATTGGGCGTTTACAACCTGATCGTATTAACAAAGCGTAAAACTCTTGGAACACGGGAAGGCACCCGGCAATTGCCATCCCGCCGGTGCCGACGGCATCCAACCACCCTTGAAAGAAGGACGACCCTCCCCAAGGTTTCAACAACACGGAATCTTTAACGATCCCGGTTATTGGATTCCGGCACATAATCCATCTACACCCATCAAATATGGGCCTCATTTGGCAGAATTCAATTTCTTCCAATGCGTGTGAAGGAGGTTCAACAACCATGTTAAATCCCAGTTTTAAGAACCAAGGAAAGACCAAAGGCCTCACCCGCTCATAATCCTCCTCCTCCATGAACAGTACGCAATCATCACCATTATTAGCTAGCTGGCACTTAACTCCATGTTCCAGGGAAAAAGCTTTGATCATGCTACACATGAGCAAACAATTACCCATTGAGGTATTCATGTCCCCAGACATCCTAGTGCCAACTATATCATAACGCAATTCCCCATCGGGGCAACTGCCAAAACAGTGATTCACTTCCTGCAACTTCAATAATTTCCTCAAGCGTTTCTGGTGTTTCCCGGTGAAATACTGTAGGTACATCTCATGCTCCCATCGCAGTGCCTCCAACGACACATGCTGATCGAACCGAGACGCATCCAAACCTACAGCCACGGGATGCTTGAACATTTCCCATTTTTCCTGCAGCAAGTTAGCAACTTCATACGCATTGTAACCCTTCATCACGGTAGGGTGGCCAAAAAGAGTAGATAAATCAACAAACATTTGCTTCTCCAAGCGTTTCAAATACCTCCCAACCCGTATGTTATATCTTGGGTCTCGGGGAGATATGACCCTAGGTACCGGGTCAACTTTGCTAGTACGATCGGTCTTCTCGAACTTGACAAACACTGTAAGTCTCGCCTCACTCTCCAGGTCGCATCGGGTGCAGCGAATACGATCAAGTGCATTCAAGTAACGTGACCTCTTACGGCCCTTGTATTCATCCACAAATTGCATGTGGGACATCGGGGCGGTAGGAGTAATCACACTACTTAGAAGGCCCCTCACTCCATTTAAGGAGCGAGAGAAGTGGCCGCGTTGAGGCCTGGGGGGCTCCACAAACCCTTCCCCCCCCTTAACGCGGAAAACCCTTTCAAGAACAGCTCGTTTCAAGTTGTCGAGGCTATGTGTAAATGGCTCAGTAGTAATATCCGGAGCAACACCCGCCACTCTTACGAAGCGTCGTTCCTTTGGGGTGCCATCCCCCTCTCGCCACTGCAAACGGTTCTCGATTTCTCCAGATTTACCAGTCACCCAAAGCTGTCCAGGAGCATGTTTAAAAATGACGGTTTCCCAATCATTTCGCAACTGGACATCGCTAAGAATTACCTTACTGGGGAGACAATCGGAACCTGTGGCGATACTCGGGCACCCCTAGTGAGAAAAGTCCTCGGTGGCGGGAAATTTCCCGACGCCAAAGACTCTCCCAAAGAATCCTGGGAAGGAGTTGTTCTCCAACACACGTTTCTCCCATGGACGAGATGCGACTGCCAACTTCATCATGCCAAACTCTTTCGTAGGAACAAAGGACAAAAACAGGGCGCGGTCGATAGCTATGGTCTTATCACAAGTCCGGAGGTCCTTATACATGTCCTCCGTCAACAATTTCGCCAACCACTTACGGGTAACCAGGATGTTGGCCTCACTCATTGACCGCTCACCAAACTTAAGGTAAGCTTGCTTGGCCAATGCAGCAGCGAAGCAACTACGTTTTCCTTTCCTCAATCGCTTAGTGGTTTTCACATTATCGAATATTGTTCTCACACCATCAACATCGCGCACACGCTTCCTATGCTCCGTGACATGTTCTTCTATAAAGTCTTCTGGCTCGTCATCCACCTCATCCAATGTCTTCAACGCGTCAGCAGCGAACTGCCCCGCGGATCCTCCCAAACGCCAAAAATCCCAAACGTGTTTCACCCACTTGGCCCCCCAGACAGTAAGAACAATTGTGTTCTCACCGACATCACCGAGGGTTTCTAATCCATTGACAACATCTTGTAACATTGTATCAGTCAAGTCATCAGTGGGGCACGCACTACCCATTGTTTGTAATTCTAGGCCGTCCATCGTCTATTCACCGAAGTTACAATTTATCCCTGAAGAAAGAATTCAGTAGACCGGTGCTTCAAACCCGTTTGTTTTACGAGAGAAAATCTATACGGAGACGAAACCGCAACTCTCAGCCTGGG